ATCTTTATGTGGAATAATATCCCAACAAATAAAATGAACAATGAGTGATTCTCCTGTACTCATGGTTTGATTTTTCTTTAAGGCTTTATTAACGATACCGTTACTTGTTTTTCTCGGTAACCATTTACCGTTAATTTTACATCTTAATTCCCCCATATATACATTAGATTGAATTGTTTTTGGATAATTTTTCATAATATCTCTGGTCAATGAATCTTCTGGGAAAATGAATTCATTACCATTACGAGAAAAATAGGTGCATTTATTTTTATTATGGATAATATTAACAAACAAACCATCTTCTTTTGTTTGAAAAAAAGCAGGATATTTTAAATTACTTTTCTTATCACTGGTTGAACATCGCATATATGGCACAATTGTAATAGTATCTGGTACGGCTTGATTCATTAATTTCGAACCAGCCCCACATTTTAAATCTTTTGAGATTATGCAAGTGATTATTCTTTTCCAATATTTATCATATCCAAACTTTGCTAATTCTTTTTTTTCTGGTAAAGAAGAGCCTTGTTTTTCAGAGAGAAAAATTAGATAATCTATAAGCCCTTCAAAGTCAACCATAGGATCAAATGATAATCTTGGTTGTGTAGGTACATGCGGTAATTTACTTATATTGTAATGAAGAGTTTCATCATAGGTTAACTCAACAACAATCCTAAAAACATCATCTTTTAGGTATTCTTTTAAGAGATTAACTTTTTCGATTTTACTGGTTTCTTTTTTTAAAGTATCCAGTTTATTACAAACTTCAAGCATTATCATTTTATTTTCCTTTATTCTGTGTAAGGTTTCCATAAACCATAATAAATGTTTTTGAATTACTATTATGTAACTTACCACAAAGGTCACATTGCACCGCAGCAATAATTTTAGTATCTTTATCGCTACTAATTGCACCACAATTTTTACATTCAGTACACTTGTATTGTTTGAAGTTCATATTTTTATCCTTTTTTATATTCTGGTTTAGTTCCTAAATCATGACAAACACGGTGTAGAACCTTTGTCATCTTACCACTTTTCGGATATTTTAATGGTTTTTTACCAGGGTACTTTTCTTGATACTGTTTATTGATTTTGTTAAACCAGTTCTTTTTTATTTTTGGAATTTTTTCTTTTTCATTCGGATGAATATAGATTTGTGGTATTGGTGGATGGTCTAAATAATAAGCTAAATTTCGTAAAAATTCAGGAAGGGTTATAAATTTCTCCAAACCCAATCGTTTAAAGTTATTAATGATTTTTCCTTCTAAAGCATTGGCTTGAATTTGAACAACCCCTCGAATTAAACCGTCACCATTAACACCTATAGGATCCTTTTTTCGTTTATGTTTATGATCAACGGCAATTTTATTGTAGGGAATCTCTTGTTTCAATATTGGACAAATTCCTTTTTGTTTTTTATGCCATTTAATCCGAAAATCAGCAAGATCATTTTGATCAATTTGGAGTAGTATTTTTCGGATTTTGCTCATAATAACCCTCTTTAGTGAATACTTTAAAATGGATTTGGTGCATGAATTGAGTAAGAGCCAATAATAATTGATCGAGATTTTCTTCACGTACCAAGATACAATCTTTTTTGATATCTGCTCCATTTTCTGGACCACTTACATCCACAATTATACTATTTGGTATCATTTAAAAATCTCCTCGGAAGAAGTTCTCCCATTTCCTGTAATAATCTTGTTTTAAAAAACTATCAAAAGAATACCGATAACAAATATCTTGAATAAAAGAATCAAAATCCAATCTATTTTTAAAAATAGGACAAATACGTGTTCCTATAAATGGTAATTCAACTAATACTTTATTCCTGGACAGAATTTCTGGTCCTTCTTTTAAGATTGTTTTATGAGTTTTTGTGGTTTCTTTTAATTCACCACGTAAAAATTTGGCTGCTGTTTTTTCACCAACCCCAGAAAGACCAGGAATAGTATCAGAAGAACATCCAGCATAACTTTTTACAGCAATCCAATCTTCTGGTGGTATTCTCCATTCTTTCCAAAAATCTTCAAAAGTATAAAAATCTTTCTTTGAAGGGTTCCAAATTGACGCAAAATCCAATAGTTGATACATATCAGCATCAGCAGTTATAATAACAAAATCTCGTTCATGGTACATAACAGTGGTCGATATTAAATCATCCGCTTCATATCCTTCTTGATAGTAATTATTTTTAAATCCCATTATTGGAATTATTTCATCTCGTATAACGTCAAATTGAGCAAAACCCCTTTGTTGATCTTCTTTTTCTTGATCCGTCATTTCTTTTTTTTCACGATTTTTATACCCGGGAAATATTTTTTTTCTTTTAGAATCTTTTGAATCCCAACAAAAAATAATATCATTCGTTTTATGAATTTTTGCGTAAGCCAATATTTGCATTAAGAATCCAAAGATAACTCCAGTATCTTCATTTTCATATGACAAAGCTCCCATTGTGTGGATAGCCCTATGTGCAAGGAAATGACTATCCACTACTAAAGTTTTCATGAGAGAGCTTCTTTTTGAATTATTTCAAAAATTTTCTCTGGGTCTTCCCCCATTTCTTCACATTTCAATTCAAACCGTTCCCAATTTTCTTCTACAAATTGCACTATTACAAAAGCATGATTAGATGTCATTATAATCTCCTTATTAAAAACGCCGTTTAGGTTTTCTATCATTTTTAAATTTATCTTGAATTTCTTCCCAAAGATCAATAACATATTCTCGGAGTTCTCCTTCAAGATTGTTCTCCTCGATGTACCTAATAGCAAAATCCAGTCGTTGGTATTCTTTATCAACGGCAATGTACTTTGTTGAATTCATCATTTCTTTGTACCATTGCAAGTTCGCTCTTACGTCATCGATACCTTGTCCATATATAATATAAAGAGGAGCGGTTCTATACCCATTATCAACACTGTTTTTTACTATCGTACATTCTGATAAAACACCAGTAATAACTTTAACCATTTTACCACTGTTGATTTTCTTTTCTGGAGCAATTTTTATTTTCTGTTGGATACGTATTCTTACAGAAGAATAATAAGGGACTGCTTTTCCACCAGGGGTTACTTTACCGTACTCACCATCCATTTCGTGATTAGTGAACACAATAAGTTTAGATCCATCAGAAATTACAACACTGGTTTTCCTACATCCTTCATGTAAATCTTTTGCTTTCTTCTGTCCACGCTTATCTCCACCATCTTCCATTTCTTTTGCAGAAACAAGAGCGGCAATACTGTCTATAATTTTACCGTTAATAACATTTTTATTCTTTGGTTCCCATTTATAAATTGAATCAAAAACTTCGGTAACAAGTTTTGGTTGACTGTAGTTCTTTTTATCCAGTTCAAGTCCATATATTCTGGCATATTCTTTATCAAGTCGTGCTTCTGGATCTAAAATATCTGCCTCTCCTCCTTTGAATTGAATACTTGCGGCAATATCCACCGCTAACGCTGTTTTACCAGAACCACTGGGACCGTGTAATTCTATCATTATTCCACCAGGAAGACCCCCACCACGAAGTCTTCCACCAGAAATAGCAAGGTCTAATAATGTGCTTCCTGTGGATATAACTTTATCTGTATCAATAGGAGTATACGGAGATTTTTTTGATTCCTTTTTTATAGATGAAGAAATTGAATCTTCCGAATCTTCCTCATTTTGTTCTACAATAGAATCTTTCAATTTTTTTCTGGTAGTTACTTTTTCTGGTGCTTTTTTTCTTTTTTGTAATTCAACCATTTTATTCTCCTAAAACGGAATATCATCAGGTAAATTATATTGTCCATATTTTTTTATAAAATCAGGGTAAGAGGGAAGGGAAGCCTCCCCTCCGTAATCACCAGATCATCTTCGTCGTCTTAACCGGGTACCTGTCTCTTGTTCTTCTTCTTGTTCTTCCTGATTTTCTTCCTCTTCTTTTGGTGGAGATCGTCTTCCTCTTCTTCTTGGAGCTTCTTCCTCAACTTCTTCCTCAACTTCCTCTTCTTCATTTTTTGGAATAGATCTCCCTCTTCTTGGAGCCTCTTCTTCTTTTTCTTCTTTCTTCTTTCTTCTTGGAGTTCGTTCATTTACCTTTTCATAACTTTCCTCTTCATCTTCCAATGCTTCTTCACCAGTACCAGGATTCCCCATAACTTCTTTCAATTCATCATAAGAAAGATATTTCAGGTATTCATCAATTTGAATTGCATTATCCAATACCTCATCAGTTATCGGAGTATCCCTGTCAGTGAATTTGAAACCAACATAACTCGTGCTTTTACCTTTCCCTTCACGAGCGAATTCAATTGTTTTTCCTTCATCAGGATCAGCCCATTTAACAAATGCCCCTGTACGATTGTTCCTTGCTATTGCCATGATGTTTTTCTCTGATAGATGATGTGATGCTTCCCAGATCATAACACCTGCATCTTCGTCTTTATTAGTGTCATAGACACAAACATTATATACAACTCTCCGTTTTGCATTGAAACTTTTAACGTATTCCTCGTCATAATTTTTTTGCTTTTTCAATTCAGCTTGAAATTCACAAATTGGACATTTACCACGGCCCATCCTTGCGGGGCAAAGATAGGCACTTTCTGTAACTCCAATTCCAAAATGAACAAATACATCCACATTATGAGTTGCTTTACCTCCTGCAACATTGGGATGATTTGGTCCAGCAATGAACGGGATTACATCCAAAATGTGACCTGCTTCGTTACATACCCATTTTTGAAGTGGCATATCATCTGTAAAATAATCATTATACTTACCAGAAGCTTCTCTGGTGTTATAAGATTGTTCTGTCCGTTGTACCAGATCATTCTCGCCTGCTTGATCTCTAAATCTACTTTTTTTCTTCGCCATAATTCCTCCTTGTTAATCTATCATTTGATTGTAATGCAGAAGTTAAATCTTTTCGGGAAAGATATTGATCTATATCTTCCTGCATCTTCTGTGGTATTGCATTAAGTTCACCCCAATAACCAGTAACATAAAGTTGACCTGCTAATTTAAGTGATTGTCCTTTTGTTATTATTGATTTTAAAGCTCCTGTAGCTTCATTAACATATGTATCCAATTTTAAAAGATCAAAGGTAAGATCTTGAATTTCTGGATCCAAATCGATTGTACTCATAACGGCATTTTCTGTTATTTTGTCAATACCGTATTCTCCAGGATCACTTCTTATTTCCAAACTTAACTCTGCTCTTTTCAAATGAATTTGTAATTTTAAATGATCCCGTTCTCCGGTAAGATCAGAAAGATATCGGGAATACTTTTCATGTAAAGTTGGTTGGACAAATACTTCTTGTCCAAGACGATTAATATCCATGTAAGCATCATCTTCAAATTCGTCTGCAAAGATGATTTTAGTTTTTAAAATGGTTTTTTTTAGTTTCATTTTCATATCTCTTTTATAACATTAAAAGAAAAAGTTTTCAAGTTATATCACAGGTAATATTTTAACAATAAAAAGCAAATCTCATGGATAAATTATTTAAGCAAAGATACTTGGAAACAACTGAGAATTAATCCTGCTTTACCAGAATCATAATAATTTTCTTCAAAAGCTTCCACTATTTCTGCGGTTCTTGTATTACCATCATCAAGCAACATGTTTGTGAACCAAGAAAGTACACTTCTCCTTACTTTTTCTGGTTCTTCCGTGAATGTTTTTAAGAAAACAGAGTAATCTTTCCATTGAGATCTGGGAGATTTAAGAAGGTCACATAAAGTTTTTAAATCTCCTTCTTGCGGTACCCCTTGTTTAATAACATCCAACATATCATCAAAATCTTCCATATCAATGATCATGTCCAAAAGTTTTAAAGCATCTCTACAAGCACCGTTTGAATTATCAGCAATCCCTTTTATTACATCCGCTGGAAAATCATTCGCTTCTTCCCCAATTTCTTTAAATAAAATATCTTTAATAAAAGGAATCATCTTCTTTGAGGATACAGGGGTTACTTTAATTGTAGTACAACGTGAATGAATAGGTCGAATCAATTTTTCTGGGTTTGTTGTTGCAAGAAAAAAGTAAGCATATTGTGGCGGATCTTCTAATAATTTCAAGAGAGCATTTTGCGCCTCTTTTGTCAGCATATGACTTTCATCCAATAAGTACACTTTGATATCTCCATTTCTTGGATATAAAGAAGCTTTCTCTCGGAGTTGTCTTATAGTATCAATACCTCTGGTATTACTGGAATTATATTCTTTGAAATCCATTGGATCACAACCCAATAAATCACGAATGATCCGTGCCAAAGTAGTTTTACCAGTACCACTTTCTCCTTCAAATAACCAAGCATGTGGTATTTTTTCTTTAGGTTTGCTTAAAATACCTTCAATAGATTTAATACTACTTTCATTACCAACTACTTCATCCAATGTTTTTGGTCGATAAAATATTGGCATTGGTTCTTGATTACTCATTCTTTTCACCATGACCCATTATTTTTAATAGTTCCATATGAAAATTATCCACAATGGTAGATTTACCCTCTAAAGTTGCAGAGGTATAAATATTCATAGCTTCTTTTCCATTTAAAACTTTTCCTGCAACTGTTAAAAGTATCAGCATAATCCACCGAAACAAAATCATATCTAAATTGTGTTCAATCTTGTTTTGTTTCTTACCGGAACTATCTAAAATTTTACTCATAAATCCCTCCTTTAATATTCAATAAAGTTTAAGTACTCATGGTTATAAACGGGACTTTTCCAAAAAGTCCCTACCTTGATCAATTCACAGTTCCTTAAATTTTTTATTTTACTAAGAGAACTGGCGTAAATAACATCCTTTGTTCTTAAATTATTATGGTGACAATAATTCTTGAACTCTACATGGTTACCGGCTATTACTATTTTTTGTTTTTCCATTACTCCTCCAAATGTAAAAGTTCATATTCAGTTTTTGCCCATTTCTTTTTAGCTTTTTCTTCTAATACTTTAAGCGGTACATCCCATTTCCATTCAAACATTCTGGCAAAATCTCCATCAAGTAGAGAAATATCAGCATCCGCTTTCATTTCTACAGGAAGCCACTTGTATTCTTCTTTTAAAGCTTTGGTGTATTTTTGAAATTGTTTAATTACTTTTTGGTATTCATTTTCTGGTGAATCAAAGAAACCAGAATCATGAATCTGACCACAAATCTTTGTTTTCATTTTTTCTTTTTTTAACCATTTCCACATTTTTAGTAGTACTTTCAAAAGAAGATGAAAACTGGTACCTTGAATAGGA